GACTAATGCTTGGTTGCCGCATTCATTTACAAGAAATATGTCAGATAAACCAATGAGGTTTATTCATTTTAATGTCAATGTTAAAGAAGCAACAACATATTACCAGCCGCCAATGGCAGAAGTGATATGAACAAATATAGAATTAGATTTAACAAAAGTCGTGGGCAAGAAGGAAGAGGTACTTTAGACCATGTTTGGAGAGTGTTTGAAGGCGATAAAGAATATTTAGTAAAGCATTTTAAATTAAATGTTTTATCTGAAAGTGAAATAGAAACTAATGGTGCAGATTGGAATGTAGTTTGTTATGGGTATTTAACATTAGACAGAGATACATCTACCGCAATTATTAATAAGGATTTAAATTAAAGTGAATTATGGCAGATTCATTTGGTATAACCGAAGGAGTAAAAACTCTTAGCGGGAGTCTTGATGCAAGTCGAGAAGCCAGTAAAGGGCTGTCCAAAAGCATTGAAGGAATACAAAAAGACGGATTAGATGTAGCCCAAAAACAAGCACAAGAACGATTACGGGCAAGACGAGAAGCAGAAGCAAAGAAAGAAATGGCGCTAATTAAAGCGCTTGAAGCATGGCAACATAAGAAACAAATCTCTGATGAAGAGGCTAGATTAAAAATAAATTTTGTTAAAAAGTATGGCGCTAAAGAATGGGATGCAGTATTAAAGATTAAGCTGGATATTGAGAACCTTCAAAGAAAAGACAATGAAGAGTATCAGCACGATATTAAGGCAGTAAGGCGAGTTCAGTTGTATTGTTTTGCAGTTGCGGCATTAATTGCGTGGTATTTAACTTGGGGTATTAAAGAATGATGGATACATTACTTTCACTACTTAAAGGCGTTGCGCCTGTTTTGGCTACTGCGGTAGCTGGTCCTGCTGGAGGTGCTGCGGTGGGTTGGATTGCTTCTAAATTAGGTATAGATGACGCTACTGTAGAAGGTGTTACAGCCGCTTTAACTGGCAACCCAGAGATGACTATGAAGCTTAAAGAATTAGATCTTGAGTATGCCAAATTAGAACAACAAGACCGTGACTCTGCTCGTCAAGCTTATGCCGCAGTAGCCACAAGCGAACACGCTACCAAGCTAGATAAGGCGGTAGTTCCAATTCTAGCTTTAGGCACAGTATCTTTGGCATTTTTGTTTATTGGAATATTAATATTTATTGATGTAGCGCCTGACCAACAACAGATGATTATCTTTGCACTAGGGTTTATTACTAGTTCAGCAGGGCAAGTGCTTTCTTTTTATTTTGGGTCAAGTCAAGGCAGCAAAGACAAAACCAAAGAACTAGAAGGAATAATGAAAAAATGAGTTTGAATAACGCACTTTCATCCCTAGGTATTGACTCTAAATGGGAAGAGCCGTTACAGGCTGCTTTTGATAAATACGATATTAACAATGCAAGGCGGCAAGCTGCTTTTATTGGTCAATGCGCCCATGAATCTGGTAACTTTAAAACTCTACAAGAAAACCTTAATTACAGCGCAGAAAGTCTAATGAAGACTTGGCCCAGCCGTTTCCCTACTAAAGAAGTTGCTGACCAATATGCTCGTCAGCCAGCCAAAATAGCTGGCAAAGTCTATAACGGACGTATGGGAAATACTAGCGAAGAAGAGGCTGCTAAATATTTTGGCAGGGGTTTAATTCAATTAACTGGCAAAGATAACTATGAACGGTGCGGATCTAGTATTGGTGTGGATCTTGTCGGTAATCCTGATTTGCTTACTGATCCTAAATATGCGGCTTTAAGCGCTGGCTGGTTTTGGAACAAACACGGTTTAAACGAGTTGGCAGATGCCCAGGAACATGGGATAATTACCAAAAGAATCAACGGTGGAACCCTTGGTTTAGATGACCGCATTCTTAAAACGACCAAAGCTTTGTCAGTCTTAGGGTAAACCCGTATGCCATTACAGAAATTACAATTTCGTCCAGGATTAAATCGAGAAGGTACTGACTATTCCAACGAGGGTGGTTTTTACGATGGCGATAAAATTCGTTTTCGTTCTGGTTTTCCTGAAAAAATTGGTGGCTGGGTACAGTTAAACAACAGCACTTTTACTGGGCTTTGCCGTGCCTTATGGAATTGGGTAACGCTTGCTGGCGCTAATTTATTAGGCATTGGTACAAATAAAAAATATTATATTGAACAAGGCGGTACATATAGCGATGTTACGCCAATATATTACACATCTTCAAACTTGGGAACTACGCTTGGTCCTTTTACAGCTATTACCGTTGCTCCATATTCCAGTAGCATTACCGTAACAGACTCTGCTTATAACCCTAGTGTAGGGGATTACTTTACTATTTCTGGCGCAACAAGCCTTGGCGGAAATATTACTGCTGCGGTATTAAATCAAGAGTACACAGTAGCTACTGTACCGTCCACAACTACTTATACATTTGTAGCAAAAAATCCTACCACAGGAATAGCTGTTACTTCTAATGCTTCTGATACAGCAAAAGGAGGGGCAGCGGTAAAGGTTGAATATCAATATCCAATTGGATTAGATACCTATACAGTTGGATTGGGTTGGGGTGCTGGATCTTGGCCCACTTACAATGCAACAATATTAACCAATCCATTTACAGCAACCAGTACAGGTATTCAAGTTCTTACAGTAACTCAAACTAGTCATGGTTTGACTACAGGAAACTACGTTTATTTTTCAAGCATAGCATCTAATCCATGCGGTATTACTAAAGCTATTTTGCAAAAGGCTTTTCCCGTTACCGTAACTGGAGCCAATGCTTACACTATAGACATTAGCACTATAACAGCCCAAACCACAGGATCAACTGCCGCTTCTGGTGGTTCTGTAACTGTTTACACACCAGCCGCACCTTTACGGGCTTGGAATACGGCAGCAACTGTTGGTGTAGGTCAACAAATTCGTTTATGGACTAATGACAACTACGGACAAAACCTATTTATTGCTCCTCGTGGTGGTGCTATTTATTACTGGTTAGCCGCATCAGGAGTAGGAACTAGAGCGCAATCTTTACAAACGTTATCTACCAACGCTGGATACTCTGGAACCTATGTTCCAACTACTACCTATCAAGTTCTGTCTTCGGCTATTCAAAAGTTTGTGATTGCTATGGGAGCAAATCCATACACTTCTGGTAGTCCAAACACTACATTTAATCCAATGCTGGTTCGTTGGTCAGATCAACTAAATGAATACCAATGGGTTCCAGCCGTCACAAACCAATCTGGTGAGTTTACCTTAACCAATGGTTCTTACATTATGGGTGCTAGAGCAACCCGCCAAGAGATCCTGATTTGGACAGATTCTTGTTTATATTCTATGCAATACCTTGGAGCGCCATATGTATGGGGCTTTAACATTTTAATGGACAACATATCTGTTATGTCTCCAAACGCCATGATTACAGCTAATAACGTAACCTATTGGATGGGAACAGATAAATTCTATATGTACTCAGGACGGGTAGAAACCTTACCTTGTTCATTGCGTCAATTTGTATTTAACGACATAAACCAAAATCAAGCCTATCAAGTATTTGCTGGTTTAAACGAAGGCTTTAATGAAGTTTGGTGGTTTTATTGTTCTGGGACATCAACTCAAATTGATAAGTATGTTATATATAACTACTTAGATCGGGTATGGTATTACGGCACTATGGCTCGTTCCGCCTGGTTAGATTCTGGTATTCGCCAGTATCCTATTGCCGCTGATTACAATAATCGCATTTTGTACCACGAAAATGGGGTAGATGATAATGCTACGCAAACTACAGCAGCTATTGATGCATATGTTCAGTCTTCTGATTTTGATATTGGTGATGGTCATAATTTTGGCTTCGTTTGGCGCATCCTACCTGACGTAAACTTTAATGGCTCAAACATAAACAATCCTGCCGTTACCATGACGATTAAACCTAGGGTTAACTCTGGTACTCCTTACGGAATATCTAACAACCCTACCGTGACTAGCGCTAATAATTATGGTGCAGCTTCCGCCTATAACATTCAAGAATTTACTGGACAGGTCTATACCCGTTTACGGGGCAGACAGTTAGCCTTTAGGATTGAATCCACAGGAATTGGTGTTAACTGGCAGTTAGGTAGCCCTCGTATCGACATTAGACCTGACGGCAGAAGATGACCTATAACGGAACACTACGTCCCTCCAAAGCGCCCAATTTACCAGTTGCGCCTACGGAATACGATCAGCGTTATGTTGATATGTTAACCAATGCTTTAAGACTTTATTTTACTCAAATTGATAACACTATACAGGGGTTAATTGTGGCCGCACTAAATACTGAAAGTACTACTTCCGCTGATTGGTCAATGCAAGTGGCTCTTGGCTTAGTTAATGGCGCTAGACAAGTGAACATTTTTGCTTTTTCTGATTCTGTTAAAACTACGTTATATACATTGTGGGAACTAACGGGAACTACTCAATATGCATTTCCTGCATCTGCGGTAACAATGACCCTTGTCAGTACATCTGCTTCTGACAATACAAGGGCAACTATTCTTGTTAGTGGGTTAAATTCAACTTGGGATGCTATAACAGAAACAGTAACGTTAAATGGCGTAACAGGCGTAACCACAACCAATCAGTTTCTTCGTATTAACAGCATGATTATGACCAGCACAGGAACAGGTCAAACCACCAACGTAGGCACAATTACAGCTAAAAATGGCGGTATTACTTATGCCCAAATGAACGCTGGAGTGGGCAGATCACAGGCTGCGGTGTATTCAGTACCTAATGGTTACACAATGTACATTACTTCAATTAACGCTTTTAACGGTGATGCTGCGCCTGGAAATGCTATTAACTATCAAGTAAAAACCACCAATAATGCCCAAACCAACCCTGTAACGCTTACCGTATTGCAGACAGCATGGGATCAAAAATACCAAGTGGTTCGCAATAACCCTTTTCCCTATACGCAAAAAACCGACATTCAATGGCAATATTCTACCGCCAGCGGAACCCATTCTGTAGGATTGATTTTGCAAGGTATTTTGATTAGTAATACAGCCGCATAACATGGTAAAATCAATCCCAAATAACCTCTAAGGTAGTATATGAGCCTACACCACATTGCCCAGCATTTAAAAGACCAAGGACGGGGACCAGACGATATGCTGGTTCATATGACCCGTGGCGAGGTAAAGGCATTGCAAGGATTGGCTCAGGCTCATGGAGGTTCATTAAGTATTAATCCTCATACGGGTTTACCCGAAGCAGGTTTATTAAGCAGTCTATTGCCTATGGCTTTAGGTGCAGCAGGAATGGCTATGGGAATTCCTACCCCTTTATTAATAGGTGGTATTGCTTTAGGTGATTACGCTATTACAGGAAGCCTTCAACAAGGTTTAATGGCTGGTTTAGGAGCATGGTCTGGTGGTAGTTTAGCTGAAGGATTAGCGGCAACAGGAGCAGAATCGGCAGCAACGCAAGCTGGTGTAACAGCTGCCAATGCTGCACCTCCACCTCCACCGCCACCGCCAGTTGAGCTTATTCCCTCTGTAAACCCAACGGATTTTGTTCCACCAACACCAACACCAACCCCTACCTTACCAACTTCACCAACTGATGCAGCCAATATGCTTAAATCAGGGGCAATGTCACCAGATCAATATGCAAAATGGGCAAATACTTATGCCCAAGGATATGCAAACGCTCCAGCACAATCATTTGGACAAAATATGTTGTCTGGAATAACAAATTCTGGCAATACTGGCGTTTTTGATTCTTTAAAAAATCTTGGCAGTTTTGCTATGAATAATAAATCAGCTTTGCTTGGTGCTGCAGCCCCAGCATTATCTGGCGCTTTAAACAAAAAACCTACTGTTCCTGGAACAACGGCTCAGAAAAATCCTTTTGGAATGAAAGAAATTCCAAGAGATGAAAACGGCAAACCGATATTTAATGCATCTATTCCTGAGCAACCTAATCCAGCATATCAAGCTACCTATCCTAATTATGTGACTAACCCATACAATCCTGTGGGCGCAGCCTCTGGTGGCGTAATGAAAATAGCTGTAGGCGGGGCTGCTCCTCAAATTGGAACACCAGCCCAAAACACCACAATGGACAGTTCTGTTGGCAACAATACGATGTTCCCAATGAGCGAAATGGCTAGATCTTATTATGCCACCCCTACCCAATTGCCAGCTGGAATTAATGCTCAAAATAGTCCCGTACAAACAACAGGTCAAAATAGTCAAATTCCTGGATATGGCCCAAGGTTAGATACCAATACTGGCCAAATGACAAATAACTTTGCCGATGGTGGATTGGCTAACCTTCCATATGTTCAACAATCCCAAAATCAACCAGGTACTGCTAATGGCTACACACCTGCTGGTGGTGGTAGCACTTATGGTCAAGGACAGTTTTCACCACAGACTATGGCTATGCCTACTATGGGATTAGATCCACAGTCACCATTTAGCCAAATGGGTATGCCCCCAAGACCGTTTGCTCAAGGCGGTATTGCTCAATATGCTGGCAAATATGAAAGCATGGTTTCTGGAATGCATGACGTTGAAGAAGGTCTTGATGTAGCCACTAAAAGACGTTTAATGGAAACACCTAGAGCAGAATTTGGAACTTACGAAGATGAATCTGATATTCGTTCTTTAGACCCATATAACCGCACTCAAGCATTACTTAAAAAAGCTATGACTGCTTCTCATGTAAAGCCGTCTAAAGGTCTTCCTAAAGCTGCCGTCCTTGGCGCAATAGATATGACCCCAGTTGCTCAAGCTGCTGCAGAGGCAAAAGCCAAACAAGCTATTGCTCAAGAATCTTCTACTGAAGAAGCCAAAGAAGGTGGTTTAATGGGCTATGCAGAAGGTGGTGAAAGCCATGTCTATAAGCCAATTTATACAAATTACGCACAAAATCCGTATCAGCCACAGCAAGCTATGTTAAACCCTGCTCAATTAGAGGCAGCTAGTCAGGCTTATTTAAACCAAGGCATTCCAAATCCAATTAGAACATTATCAGCTCCTGACCAAGGTTATGCTTTAAACCCAAGTGTAATGAAATCTAATGAACAACTTGCTGCTGCAAAACAAGCAATAATAGATGCCAAAAATGCAGAACTTATGGCTGCTCAAGATGCTGCAAGTAGACCAGATACTGGTCCTGGCGGTAGATCTGGCGGATTAATGCCATATGCCCTTCATTATGCCAATGGTGGAAACATTCATTCTAATTTGGGTAGTTACTCAGATGGTGGACATTTATTGCGTGGTCCTGGAGATGGTGTAAGCGATTCCATTCCAGCTACAATAGGTGGTAAACAGCCAGCACGTTTGGCTGAAGGTGAATTTGTAATACCAGCCCGTATTGTTTCTGAACTTGGTAATGGATCTACAGATGCTGGAGCCAAGCGTTTATATGCCATGATGGATCGCATTAAAGCAAAAAGAAGCAAAGCGAAAAACATTGCAGCAGATACAAAGGCATATAAGTATTTACCAGCATGAGCGTAGAGATTCGTTATATACCAACTAATAATGTAGCCCAGATTTGGCCATTAGTTGAAAAATATATAGACGCATCTCAAAGGCAGGGAGGCGGTGGAGATTACACTTTAGACCATGTAAAAGTGTATCTTTCAAGTGGTATGTGGATTTTAGTAGTAGCAGTAGATGAACAAGGTTTAATACAAGGAGCAATGACGGTTTCTTTTATTAATTATCCAAATGATCGTGTAGCTTTTGTAACATCTACTGGCGGAAGAACAATTATTTCAAAGGAAACTTTGGTGCAATTAAAGAATATTGTTAAACAAATGGGAGCTACTAAGCTACAAGCAGCAGTTAGACCTTCAATGGAAAAATTGCTTAGTCGCACAGGATTTTATAGTCGTTACAAAATAGTAGAGACAAGAATATGAGTATTTTAAGATATAAACAAAAATTGTTTGCCGATGGTGGCGTTCTCCGTGATTCTGGTGGCGGTTCACCAGGTGGCGGTTCACCAGCTCCAACTCAAACAACAGTTCAAAATACTAATATTCCTGAATATGCACAGCCATATGTAGAGAATATGCTTAATGCTGCTCAGGCTCAGATTTATAAACCTGACATGACTGGCTTTAATCCGTACACACCTTATAGTAATAACCCAACTGACTACGTTGCTGGTTTTAGTCCATTACAACAGCAAGCACAATCTGCTGCTGCTAACTTGCAAGTTCCAGGTTCAATGGGTGTTGCTCAAGGCATGACTGCTGCTGGTACATTAGGTGCGATGGGTGCTGGCCAACGCTACGCAAACCAAGCTACTGACCCATATGCAATGCAATCGTATATGAACCCGTATTTAAATGCTGCATTGCAACCACAGTTGGCAGAGATTGGCCGTCAGTATGACATTACTGGTACTCAGCAAATGGGTAACGCTACTCGTTCTGGCGCTTTTGGCGGTAATCGTGAAGCATTGATGGCAGCTGAAAATCAGCGCAATAAAAATACTGCCATGAACCAAGCGATTGGTACTGGTTATAACAATGCATTCCAACAAGCTCAACAAGCTCAACAGTTTGGTGCTAACTTAGGTCTTCAAGGAATTTCAGCTGGTCTTGGTGGTGCTAATCAATTAAGCAACCAAGGTGCTGCAGAGTTGGCAGCAAGACAAGGCATTCTTGGAACACAAGCACAACAAGGTGCGCTGCAACAAGGTCAACAACAAGGCGTTATCAATCAAGCTGTTCAAAACTACGCTACTGCCCAACAATATCCATACCTTCAGTTGGGTATGCTCAACTCTATGTTGCGTGGTTTACCTATGCAGCAAGCTACCACTCAGATGTATCAAGCCTCCCCTAATACAGTATCTCAATTAGCTGGTCTTGGAACTGCAGGTCTAGGCGCGGCAGCTATGTATAACGCTGCCAATAAAGCTGGTGGTGGTGAAATCAAAGGATATGCCCCAGGCGGTGCTATTCCTATGAAAAGTTATAGCGATCAACAGTTACAACAAGTACAAAAAAGCAAATACTCAGAGCCAATAGAAAAACTGTATGCCCAAGGTTTACAAATGGATCATGGCTATATGCGTAACAATCCAGAAGCAGCCAAACTAATGGCGCAACAACCAACGCCACCACAAGGATTGCCACCTCCACAGATGGCTAGTGCTGGCTTAGGAAATGCTCCAACTGGTGATGTTATCCCACAACAGTTTGCAGCTGGTGGAATTATGTCGTTTGCTGATGAAGGCGAAGTTCCTGCAGCTAAAGCTGATCCTATTGAAGAAGCTTGGAAACAATATACTGAATCTAAAGGCAATAAAGATTTAACTCCAATTGCTGCAGCATTAATGATGCAAGGTAAATCAGGCAAGGAATCTGTTGCAAAAGAACGCGCAGAAATTGAAAATAGTCTTAAAGAACAACATGACATGGGTGGTGCAAGAGCATTAACTCGTTTTGGTCTTAACTTGGCTGCACAACCTGGTCAGTATCTTGGTCAGAACGTAGCAACAGCTGGTTTAAATACTTTAAATACTTACGAAAAAGAAGTGGCTGCCGAGCGCGAATTAAAACGTCAATTGGCTAAATTGGATGCTGAAGGCGCTGCTAAAGATGATGCTCGTAGATTACAGTTGTCTGGCACATTGTTACAGATTCAAGGCCAAAAAGAAATGAAAATGGCTGCTTTGGCTAACGCTCCAAGCGGTGAAGAAAAAGCCATCCTTAAAGTTCAAGCTTTGATTAATCAAGACGATCAGATTCCTCAGTTGATTAAACAACGTGATATGGAAACTCCAGGCACAACTAGGTACAATGCTTACAACGATGCCATTAATTCAATTAAGAAATCTTACTTTGAACAAGTTGGCATCAAGAGACCGTATGTAGCTCCAGCTAATGTACAGTTCCCACAAGAGCCAGAAAAAGAAAGTTGGTTAAGCAGTTTGAATCCTTTTAGTTCTAAACCAGCAGCACCACAAAATAAAGTAGCGCCAGTACCATTTAGTCAACTTCCAACTAAAGGCTAGTATGCCAATAGATGTGCAAATGCCAGATGGGACCATCATTACTGGGGTCCCAGATAATATTACTCAATCTGATCTCATGGCGAGGTACAAGGCATACACACCTCCAAAAATTGCACAAAATCCTACTGGCGCAGTTCCAGATGAACTAGGTAGGTATGATGTCGCCAAACAACCAATAGGTGGTCCAAAGAAAGCAGAAGACGTTGGATTTTTAGAAGGTTCAATTGCTGCAGCCAAAAGAGGTGTTGAATCTCTTGGTGATGTTGCTTCTGGATTGGGATTGGCTGGTACTGCTTTAGCTGGTACAGAAGAAGAAACCCGCAAAAAAATGCGGGCAATCAAACAAGAACAAGCTAAACCACAAGAAGTTCCAGGAACAACTGCCGCTGACATTGAAAGACTGTATAAAGAAAAAGGTCTTGGGGCTGCCGTTGGTCAAGTACCAAAATATATTAGTGAATCAATTTTAGGATCTGCTCCTCAAATGGCTGGTCCATTGGCCGCTGGAGCTGGAGCTACAGCACTTGCCGCACCTCTTGGACCTGTTGCTCCTGTAGTAGGTACTTTAGTTGGTATTGGTACATATGGCATTCAACAGTTTGGTAATTTTTTAGTTCGCCAAGCAGAAGAAAAGAATGATCCTAAAGAACTTGAAATTGCTAAAGCTGCTGTAACTGCTGGGATAACTGCTCCGTTAGGATATTTTGTTGATAGATTTACTGCTGGCATTGGTAGTGTAGGCAAAAAAGCTGGTTCAGAAATTCTTAAAGAATTATCTGCAAGACAAGTTGCTGCACAAGTAGGTAAACGTACTGCTGTTGGCGCAGCTGAAGGTATTATTGCTGAAGCCCCATTAGAAGTATTAGAACAAGCTGCAGAGCGTTACCAAGCTGGATTGAGCCTAACAAACGATGACGCATTAAAAGAATATAAAGAAGCATTCTTTGGAGCTGCTGCAGCTGGCGCTGGTATTGGTGGCGCATCCAGAGGAATTAATGCTTATCAAGATATTAAAAATGTACAAGAACCAAAAGAAAATACTTCTGAAGAAATAAAAAAAGAACAAGAATCTCTTTTAGAAGAAGGACAAAGATATCGTTACCAGGAATTAGACACAAAGGCTAACGGAACGCCAGATAAGGTTATTACTGACGAGAATGGTAACGAGCAAGTTATCAAGGGCGAACAACAACAATATTTAACTCTTGAAGAACAGAAGGAATATCAAGAACTTCGTGATAAGTTTGGCACAACCAAAGAAACACAAGCAGTTTCTGAAAAAGAACAAGAAACTGTTTCTAAAAATGAACAAATTGGCCAAGTAACCGATGAGCGTGGTGGACAAGACATCAAGTATATGCAAGATGAGCTTGCAGGAAAAGACGTTACTCAAAAAGAAGAAAAAGAAATAGAAAAAGAATTAAATCAAGAAGGCACTACTATTGAAGAAATTCAAAAAGAAGACGAAAAACAAGAACCAGTTAATGAAGAAGTGGTTAAAGAAGTAGAAAAAGAAGTAAAAGAAAATCCTAGTTTTAATCTTAATAAAACAAAAGAAGAAATCCATGATGAAATAAAAAATTTCAAAGATGGTAAACAAGCTGGTGCTTGGTTGGTAAGTAGCGCCCCTAACTCAGCTGCAGCGCATATTTCACAAAGAATTCTTGAAACAGTTAAAAAGCTTGAGAAAGCTGGTATACCTGTTCAATTTAGAATTCAAAATGGCCCAATAAAAGGAAGCTATAAAAATATTAGGGGAAAAAATAATCAAGCTACAGATGCTCTTGCTTGGGCTGGATCAGAATCTGGAATATCCCCAACAGGTAGACGCATGGTATCCCATTACCAAGTTAGTTTAAATGGATTAGACAAACAAGGTAAAGCTCACAGATTAACTGGTACCGATTACTCCACCATTCTTCATGAGATGTTGCACGTTGTTACGGCGGCTCAGTTACACGCTATGAAAATGGGCAAGTTTAAAGGTGATAAATCTATTTATAAAGATTTGTTAGCCATTAAACGTGCAATTGCTGATAAATATGCGGAAGAAATGAAACTTCCACAATCAGAACGCAACCCTAAGCTCAGAGAGTTTATGCATTATATGCATTGGAGTTCTATTGGTCGTGATGGAAAACCAAGATTTAAAGAGGGTATGCCAGATGAATTAATTTCTCATGGCTTAACAGATCATGAATTTCAAAAATGGTTATCCACCATCAAGATGGGTAAATCAACAGCTCTTCAAGAGTTAATGAAAATATTCAGAAAACTATTGGGAATTGATCCAAACTTTGAAACTGCTTTAGATAGACTAGTTAAATCAACTAACAGATTCTTTGATATGACTGCAGTTGAGTCAAATCAATTTACCGAAGGATATGGATATAAGTTTGGCCCAGGATTTGGTAAAGCTCCTGAACAAACTAATACCCCTCAGTTTAAAAAATGGTTTGGCAATTCTAAAATTGTTGATGAAAATGGTAAACCACTTGTTGTTTATCATGCGTCAAAAGAAAAAAATGTTAATGAATTTAACAAGCGATATAAGACTGATTTATCTAGCATGGGTTTTCATTTTGGAACTGAAGCGCAAGCATCTTTTAGAACAAGCCAATATGACTTTAATAGTAATACTCCTACTATGGGGGAATACTATTTATCTATTAAGAATCCGTTAAAAGTTTCCCACATGGCGTCTTTTGCCCCAGACCATTTGGCAGACAATATGATGGATTTGGGATTATTGACGGAAGAAAAGTACGAACAATTACAAAATAAACATGATTATCAAACGCTTCCTTTGGGAGAAGAGTTAGTTAAAATTCTTAAGAAAGCTGGGTATGATGGCCTTGTGTATGAAAATGAACGAGAAGGAGAAGGCAAATCTTACGTTCCTTTTGAGTCCAATCAAATTAAATCTGCCACAGGAAATACTGGGGAATTTAATCCTGAAGACGCTAACATTCACGCTGCTTTACCTCCAAGCGGGGTAGCTCGCAATTATAAAGGCGAACCAGTTAAAGCTACTTGGCAATTTCCAGAAGACACTTTTATTCATGTTCCTGGCGTAGCAGATTACTCTGTTAATAACTTAATTTATAAGTTTCAAGATAAACAGATTGATACTAAACGAGCGCAAGAAGCTATTTCCAAGGCAGCTGGCCAAATTACTGACGATATTAATGTCTATGAAAAAGAACAGTTGTTTCACGGCAAAGTTGCCACATCTATTCGTGAATATCTACTTAATGAGTTATTGCCAGCAATTAAACAATTAAAAATACTCAATCTTAAACCTCAAGAAATGCAAGATTATTTGCTTGCGCGTCACGCTAAAGAGCGTAACGATAAGATGAATGAGCTAAACAAGTTTGATCCAGATACAGGTGAAGAGCGTACCACACCTTGGGATTTACAAGATCGTGCATCTGGTATGTCTACCGCTGATGCCCAAGCCTTTTTGAATAATCTTGAACCAACTAAAAAAGCATCTTTAGAAAAAGTTGCTAAGATGTTTGATGATATGGTTACTGGCACACAAAAAATTCTTGTTGATTCTGGTGCAGATAGTCAAGACACTATTGATGCTTGGAATAAAACTTATGAGCATTATGTACCATTGTTCCGTATCGAGGAAAACTTTATCAATGGGATGGGTGTTTCTGGTTTAAGCAAAGGATTTAATGTTAGTGGTGATTTTAGTAAGCGCGCAATGGGTTCTGAAAAAGAAGTTCAGGACATTATTGGAAACCTTATTAAACAACGTGAGCGCGCTCTAATTCGTGCTGAAAAACTTACTGTAACTAAAGCTCTTTACGGATTGTTCTTAATGAACCCAAATCCAGATGTAGCTTTGCCAGTAAACCCAGATGCTATTAAAAGCAAAGAAGCTTTGATTAAGGAGTTACAGGGTCTTGGTTATGATAACGCTGAAGATATAGCCAATAACTTAATGGAAGAACCAAAAAGTAGATATATCAGTAAAGAAAAAGTAATTGACAAAGATACTGGTTTGCCTACGTCTGACACAAAAGAATCTGTAAAACTTAAAACAGACAATTTGGCTCGCTTTGGAGACAACGTATTAACGCTAAGAATAAATGGTAAAAATCGATACATATTCTTTAATCAAAAGAATCCTGATGCGGTGCGTATGGCTAATTCTTTAAAGAGTTTAGATGTAGAAAACTTAGGAACATTGACCAGCATGGTATCTAAAGCTACCCGTTGGTTTGCGTCCGTTAATACTCAGTACAACCCTATTTTTGCTGCAGTCAACTTAATTCGTGACGTTGGTAGCGCCCAATTTAACTTAACCACAACTGCATTGGCTGGTAAACAAGCCCAAGTGACTGCTGGCATATTTCCTGCAATGGGTGGTATTTTTAAAGTATTGCGCGCTGAACGCAGGGGTGAAGTAGGTGGCGATAGCGAAATGGAAAAAGCTTTCCGTGAGTTTAGAAAAGAAGGTGGCCAAACTGGTTATCGTGACTCTTTAGATCGCAAAGCAAGTGAAAAATCAATTGTTGATGAACAACTAGCAAAGATTACAGCTGGTGGTAATGCTAAAAAAGCATTCAAAGCAGTCTTCGGTGCGTTGTCAGACTTTAACGATACGTTAGAAAACGCCATTCGTTTATCTGCATACTTGACTGCCATAAAACCTAAAGATCAAGGTGGTGCTGGACTGTCAAAACAAAAAGCCGCCATTCTTGCTAAAAACTTAACAGTTAACTTTGACAAAAAAGGTCAACTGTCTGCCAACATTAATGCGTTATATGCTTTCTTTAATGCATCCATTCAAGGTTCTGCCCGTCTAGCCCAGACTCTTAAAGGACCTAAAGGTAAAGCAATTATTGGTGGTGGCGTTCTTCTTGGTTCGATGCAAGCCGTATTGCTGGCAGCTGCTGGCTTTAAAGATGATGAGCCACCAGAATTTGTCAAAGAACGTAACTTTATTATTCCTACGCCAGACGGCAATTACATTACTATTCCTTACCCGCTTGGGTTGCATATTTTGCCAAGTGTAGGACGACTTACTACTGAATTTATGCTTACTGGTGGAAAGAAACCTTCTAAGAAAGTGGGAGATTTGGTTGGTGTATTTGCAGATGGTTTAAGCCCTGTAGGTAGCGCTGGATTGTCTATGCAGACTATTGCCCCAACTGTATTAGACCCATTGGCTGCATTGGAAGCAAACAAAGATGCGTTTGGTAGACCAATTTATAAGAAAGAACAGGCAACCAATCCAACTCCAGGTTATATGCGATCCAGAGAGTCTGCTAGTGAAATTAGCAAACAAATTTCTTACTTCTTAAACATGGCATCTGGCGGTGGTAAATACAGCAAAGGCTTGTTAAGCCCTACTGCAGATGAAATTGATTATGTTGCAGGGCAAGTTACTGGAGGTGTTGGGCGTGAACTTTTAAAAACTAGCCAAACCATTAAAGCAGCAAGTACTGGTGAAGATTTACCATCCTACAGAGTTCCATTACTTGGTCGTTTTTATGGTGAAACTCAATCCAATGCTGCCGAGTCTCAACGGTTTTATAACAACATTATTGATATGGCTGACCATGAAAATGAGGTTAAAGGCCGTATTAAGAACAAAGAGTCTGTAGCACCTTACTTAAGGGATCATCCAAGGGCTAGATTCTGGCAGATGGCTAACAATGTAGAGAATCAAATCAATGCTTTAAACAAGCAAAAGAAAGAATTTATTGAAAAAAACTTGCCAGCGGATCGTATTAAACGAATTGAAAATCAAAAAGCCATCATTATGAAACGATTTAACGATCACATCGCTAAATACGAGGAATAAAAAAGGTTGCAAAAGGTAACTTTTGGGAACCTAATGCAACCAAAACTTCCTCACGAGAAGCAATTTTTATTTTAACTCTATTTTTACCATTCCTTTTACTTCGTCTGAAAAAATAAATGTTGGTAAAAAGCACCTATCGTTTACCCTTAGTGCGTCAGCCACACCATCTAATCCAGACTTAATCGCAGCAACCATATTATCCGCGTCTCTATGGCGTTTATCTGGCGGATAGAAGGTTATCTCCAATTTTATCTTTTCGCCCTCTGTAGCCTCTAATTTGGCCTCTAAAGCCAATGCCCAGCAGGTATGGCGGTATGCCTTCTTAAATTTAGCTTTCTTTGCCCAATGCATAGCTGCGTTAGGGGACAACTCTTTGGGTGGCCAAGGTAAACATAGGGTTTTCATATGCTAACTATAACATTGTTATAGTTGATAATGCAACACATGAAATAATATGGGTATGACCTATTGACATTATTATTTTTATGGTAGACACTACAGATTCTTTAAGGGGAAAACATGAAGAAACAAGTACCGTATGTAACTAGCACAGGCATTCAAATTGGGATTGGATATATCCAGCGCCCACCTAAGCCTATGCCGATTGATGACAAGGATATGTTGTACCTTCAAGAAGCTTTGTTGGCAACACCTGAATACATTAGAAGTAAGCATATATATAACGCAACTATAGCACTTAGTACGTTAGGCGCTTTATTTATAACTTTTGCAATATTTTTATTTAGTTAAGGGGGAATTATGGAAGATGATATTTTTACACCAATGCAAAACGAGATTCTTAGGGCCGTGTTTCGGTCTATGGACCAAGAACTAGGCATACGTCCTTTGACTGATGAGCAGATCAAAGTTTTTAACTTAAAACTGGATGCCAAAGAACGTGAAATTAACCAACAAATTTAATATCCCACAGACCTTTATGAATGTGTTGGATCGTCCAACATACTCTAAAGGCAAGGCACATCTATCGGCTACTCAGTTATTAAGCAGTCCAAAGATTGTGGCTTTAACCAAGAAATATGATGACCAGTTAGAGCAAGACGTTTCTGACATGATTTGGTCTATTTTTGGTTCTGCCGTCCATAACGTACTGGAACATGGCAAAGACGAGAACCATATCGTTGAGCAACGTCTCCATGCCGAAAAAGATGGCTGGCATATCTCAGGGGCAATTGACTTGCAGATTATGAATGATAAAGGCATCAGCATTAAAGACTACAAGACCACTTCGGTTTGGGCAGTCATGAATGAAAAGATTGATTGGGAAAACCAATTGAATATTTATGCATGGCTAGTTGAAACTGTAAAGGGTGCAAAGATTACTGACCTTGGGATTGTAGGAATCATTCGTGATTGGACACGCAGAGATGCCAAGACTCGTGAAGGATATCCAGAAGCGCCAGTTAAAGAATTGCCTATTCGTTTATGGAGTATGGAGGAAAGAGATGCGTTTATTTCTAATAGGATCGCTTTGCATAGTGCTTGTGATTTTGCCCTTGAAACTGATGGCCAACTCCCAGACTGCACCCCCGAAGAAATGTGGGAAAAGCCAACTGTCTGGGCGGTGCGTAAGATTGGCGGGAAACGAGCGCACTCAACTTATGACACACCTGAAAAAGCATTATCAGCAGTTGCAGAGTTAGGTGATGCATATGACATTGAAGTACGGCCAGGAGAGCGTACAAGATGTGCAAACTTTTGCCAAGTATCAACTTGGTGTAATCAGTATCAAACTTATAAAAAGGAGCAGTCATGAAAAAGCTAATAGCTGTAATCGTAGTAGCGTTAATTTCCACCAGCGCATTTGCCGCAGTTAAGTGTGTGCCAAGTGGTGGCGGTACTTGTTGTTGGGACACAGACCGTGAAGGTCCATTCAAACCAATTGGTTGTTAAGGAGAAATAATGAGCGTTTATAAAAAGCTACAGGAGGCTAGGATCCTGTTGCAAAATACCAAGCTGAACAAGTCTGGAAAGAATAAGTTTGCTGGGTATGAATATTTTGAACTGGGGGACTTTCTTCCGCAGATTCAGAACATTTGCAAAAACGTAGGTTTATGTGGAGTCTTATCGTTTAACCACGATATGGCTTACTTACAAATTACTGATGTAGAAGATGGGACATCGGTAATGTTTACTTCCCCAATGTCTTCGGCTGCCCTCAAAGGTTGCCATGACGTTCAGAATCTTGGTGCTGTTCAAACTTATCTGCGTAGATATCTATGGACTAATGCGTTTGAGATTGTTGAGCATGATGCCTTAGATGCAACTATGGGAGCAGAACCAGTAAAGCCCATGCCTCAAATTCCTAACATACCAGCGCCACAAGTAGATCAAAAACCTACCAAGGCAAAAGGAACTATTGAGGCATCCCCCAAAATAGTTGGCCAAAAAGGCGAATGGCAGATTGTAGCCCCTGCTAAACCAGAGGGTGATACCAAAGAATGGTTGGCATTAATCAAGACAGCATCCCATATGTTGCTTGATCTATGTGTCAATGAAG